GAAATCCATTGCAAAGAATCTGGAGTACCTCAACAAGTTCGAAGAAGTCATCTTCATGTTCGACATGGATGAACCTGGAAAGGAAGCTGCCGCCGAGTGTGTGCAGCTCTTCGAACCTGGCAAGGCCAAGATCGCCACGCTGCCCTTCAAGGATGCCAATGAGTGCCTCCAGAAGGGCCAGCCTGAGGCGATTGTTGCAGCCATGTGGAACGCCAAGGTCTACCGCCCTGATGGTATCCTGGCAGGTGAAGATCTCTGGGCTGAGGTCTCCTCCAACGAGGTGATTCCTTCGGTAGCCTATCCCTGGGAAGGCCTCAACAAGATCACTCACGGTGCTCGCAAGGGTGAGCTGGTGACCATGACTGCAGGCTCAGGTGTAGGCAAGTCAGCCATCGTCCGAGAGATCGCCCACCACCTCATCAAGTCTGGTGAGACAGTGGGAATGATCATGTTAGAGGAGAACCCAAAGCGCACTGCACTGGGTCTCATGGGTATTGAACTTAACAAACCGCTCCATTTGAGCAGAGAGGGTGTAGATGAAGTTGATATTAAGAGAGCGTTTGACAGCACTGTCGGGTCTGGGAAGGTATTTCTATACAACCACTTTGGCTCCAGTGACATTGAAAATCTGGTTTCCCGTGTTCGCTTCCTTGCTCGTGGGTGTGGTTGTGGCTGGATTGTTCTCGACCATCTCAGCATCGTAGTTTCAGGCCTTGGGGATGGCGACGAGCGCAGACTCATAGACAATGCGATGACCTCCTTGCGTACCCTGGTCGAAGAGACTGGGGTAGGGATGTTCCTCGTGTCACACCTTAAGCGTCCTTCGGATGGCAAAGGGCATGAGGAGGGGGCCAAGACTTCACTGTCTCAGCTCCGTGGCTCAGCAGCTATCGGGCAACTCAGCGACATGGTCATTGGCCTTGAGCGTAACCAGCAAGGTGAGGACCCCAACGTAACAACTCTGCGTATCCTGAAGAACCGCTTTAGTGGTGAGACAGGGGAGGCCGGGTACTTACTGTATAATCGTGACACTGGTCGTCTCTCAGAGACTTCTGGTGATTTCAAAGACGAAACTAACTCGGAGTTTTAATGAAAGTTGTTCTCAAGCCAACCGTAATCGACGAGATTTACGAACGCATTGATGACGCCAAAAGGAACCACCGTGAGGTGGCCCACATCTTGGTTACGCCGGAGGAATACGCCGAAATTGTCCGTTGGTCACAAAGCCCCCCTCGATCTGCCAACCTGTCACCAAACGCCGATAAGCTTCCGACCGTCTTGCTGGAGAATTCACACCAGAATTACGCCGCTCGACGCTTCACCGCACATACGAAGTTCCTTGAGTTCCCCCTGTACGTAGTTCCGCCAGAATACATTTCCTGAGTGAAAGAAGCCATGACACAGAACGACATTATCCTTCACCACCTTTATCGCACCGGCAGCATTTCGCAGCGTGAGGCACTGATCGACTACTCGATCCAGTCCCTGACCAAACGTATCAGCGAGCTGCGGGACGAAGGGTTTCAGATCGAGACCCAGCATAAGAAGCACCCGGTGACCGGCCAGCGTTACGCTCGGTACGTGATGGGCAAATAATTTAGCTCGAAAAATTTTTAGCTAGTCGAAAGGGACAGCGTGGCAATTGTATTCGATTTGGAAACAGATGGATTGCTGGATGAAGTTACGAAGATCCATTGTTTGGCAGTGAAAGATCTGAAGACTGGTTCAGTACACACTTGGGTTGATAAGATTGAGGAGGGTTTGAAGCACCTCATGGCTTGGGCTGCTGAGGAGAGAACACTCTCAGGCCACAACGTCATCAAGTACGACATCCCTGTGATCCAGAAGCTCTACCCTTGGTTCACTGTAGACCAGTCTAAGGTCTTCGATACTCTAGTTGCCACGCGACTGATCTGGGCCAACATCAAAGACACAGACACTGCCCTCCTCAAGCAGGAGAAACTCCCCGGCAAACTCTTCGGGTCTCACTCACTGGCTGCTTGGGGCTATCGCCTGGGCAACTACAAGGGTGACTACTCGGGGGGCTGGGAGACGTTCTCTCAGGAGATGCTTGACTACTGCGTCCAAGACGTAGAGGTCACCGCATCCCTGTACCAGAAGATCATCGACAAGGACTACGCTCAGCAGTCTTTGGACCTAGAGCACCAAGTGGCTTGGCTCATGGCTAAGCAGGAACGCAACGGCTTCCACTTCGATATGAAGAAAGCCGCTGAACTCTTGGGCACCCTGGTCCAACGGAGAGGGGAGCTGGAGAGGGAACTCAAAGAGTACTTCGGCTCTTGGGAGGTACCGCTCCCCGACTTCGTGCCTGCTCGTGACAACAAGACCCTCGGGTACAAGAAGGGTGTCCCGGTCAAGAAGATCAAGACAGTGGAGTTCAACCCCTCGTCTCGTGATCACATTGCAGACAGGCTGATCACACTATACGGGTGGAAACCTGCAGACTTCACTGAGGGTGGCAAGCCCATGGTGGACGAAGTGGTGCTGGGGAAACTCAGCTACCCACCCTGCAAGCAGCTCACAGAATACCTGTTGGTCCAGAAGCGCATCTCTCAGCTTAATGAGGGAGGCCAGGCTTGGATGAAGTGCGAAAAGAAAGGCAAGATCCATGGATCGATTAACCCGAATGGAGCAGTCACTGGACGTGCTACGCATAGCTACCCAAATATTTCTCAAGTGCCTTCTTCTGGTTCTCCTTACGGGCCTGAGTGTAGGGAGCTATTCACTGTGCCTGCTGATTGGCTCTTGGTTGGGGCTGATGCTTCTGGCCTAGAGCTTAGGTGCCTGGCCCACTTCATGGCCAAGTGGGATGGAGGCAAGTACGCGGAGATCCTGTTGGGTGGAGACATCCACACGGAGAACCAGAAAGCCGCTGGCCTATTAACCCGTAACCAAGCAAAGACTTTTATTTATGCATTCCTCTACGGAGCAGGTGACGCAAAGATTGGTTCCATTACTGGTGGAGCTGCAAGTGAGGGACGGAAGCTCAAGCAAAAGTTTCTACGCTCACTGCCAGCCCTCGGACGACTTGTCGAAGCCGTTCAAGGAGCTGCTAAACGAGGCTACCTTGTTGGGCTGGACGGAAGGCACATTCACGTTCGCAGCTCACACGCTGCACTGAACACTCTCCTGCAGAGTGCTGGGGCATTGGTCTGCAAGAAGTGGCTGGTCCTCTTGGAGGAACACCTACAGGCTGCAGGCCTCAAGCATGGATGGGACGGTGACTACGCCTTCTGTGCATGGTCTCACGACGAGTGCCAGATTGCCTGCAGATCCCCAGAGATTGCCGCGGCTGTCCGCAAGATGGCTGAGGATTGCGTCCTGAAAGCAGGGGACTATTTCGGTTTCCGCTGCCCTACCGCAGGGGAGTCCAAGGTTGGAAAAACATGGGCAGACACGCACTGATATGAACCGAACCGAACTTCTTCATAAGGTTTACCGCAGTGGCCTTTCTCTCCAGTCAGGCACGGCGCGACAGTTCGACCAAGAGATTGCCGCTCTGGCTTGTCTTGGTTTGATCACAACAAAAGTAGCCCCACACCAGTACGGGCGTATATGGCGAATAACGGAGGGGGGTCTGGGACTTCTCCGTGAAGAAGGATTTCTATGAATGAAGCTATTGAACAGCAGGACGAAGCTCAAGAACTGTTAGATCACAAGGTGTATCGCCCAGAGAACTTGGTGTTCATGGGCCGGAATATCTCGGTGCAGTTTCTTGAAGAAGGCCCATGGGGATCTGATGCCTTTGGTGACTTTTATTCCAAGGAACAACGCATCCGAATTTTGGAAGGCCTGACCCCCGTCGAAGAGATGGACACCTTCCTGCACGAAGTGATCCACATGATCATGTATTACATGCGCATCATGATGGGCCAAGTAGACGAAGAGATGATCACCCACAGATTGGCCACAGGACTGTCCTCAGTTCTCGTGGAAAATCCCCACGTAGCAGAATACATTGCCGTCATTTCCACCACCAGTACTACAGAGTTAACCAAGGAGTAAGATGAATATTGCTGACATGAGTGTTGAATTTCTGGACCATATGGGTTCAGACCTGACCGTTGTGAATGCAGCCCGGGTTAGCTTTGCCAAAGAGCACGACGAGTTTGACCAAACAACTGACCGGGGACTCATCAAGTACCTGGCCAAGCATAACCACTGGTCTCCCTTCGCTCATTGCTCAGCATCCTTCCGCGTCAAGGCTCCGATCTTCGTGGCCCGCCAACTCGTGAAGCACACGGTTGGCTTTAGCTGGAACGAGGTGAGCAGGCGCTACGTCAATGATGATCCTGAGTTCTACATCCCAGAGGTGTGGCGCAAGGCAGCAGCCAATGTGAAGCAGGGGTCCAGTGATGAGGCTGCAGACATTTCACCGCAGTTTGCTGAGAGGGCTTCAGAAGATGCTCTGGCTACTTACAAAATCCTGTTGATGGAAGGTGTCTGTGCTGAGCAGGCACGGATGGTTCTCCCTCAGAACACCATGACCGAGTGGATCTGGAGTGGCACCCTCTACGCTTGGGCTAGGATGTGTTCCCTGCGACTAGACTCCCATACCCAGAAGGAAACCAGAGAGATTGCTCAATTGGTATCCGACACAATGGGTGAGTTATTTCCAACCTCTTGGGAATTTTTAATGAACATTGAACCAAAGGAAAAGACTTGCGCACTGCTCTCATCGACGCCGACATCCTAGCCTACCAAGCCGCTGCAGTAAGTGAGAAAGCTACTGACTGGGGGGAGGGGCTGTGGACCCTTCACGCCTTCGAGGAGGAAGCTGCCCTGGCCTTCGAGACTTCCCTGAACAGGGTCCTTGAGAAGGTCGAGGCAGCCAACTTCCTGCTGGCATTCTCGGACTCCATGAACTGGCGCAAGGATGTCCTGCCTACCTACAAGGGCAACCGTGCAGAGACCCGTAAGCCCATGCTTCTCAAATGGGTCAGGCAATATGCCAATAAGTACGGCTGCATCAGCATCCCAACTCTTGAGGGTGATGATGTTCTTGGTATCTGGGCGACCACCAAGAGTAAACTAGACCCTGCCCGTGAGTTCATCATTTGCACAACCGACAAGGATCTAAAAACGATCCCCGGTAAGCACTACAACTTTGGCCGCGATGAGTTCTTTGAGATCACTGAGCACCAGGCTGACAAGTGGCACATGATCCAGACCCTCACGGGGGACACCTCGGATGGCTATGCAGGCTGTCCAGGGGTGGGACCTGTGGGTGCCGAGAAGATCCTCCAGAAGGCTCTTGATGAGGGTACCCCATGGGCCAACCCCAAGCAGCTCAAGGAGATCTATTGGAAGCACGTTGTCGCTGCCTACGAAAAGGCAGGGTTCGGTGAAGAAGAGGCTCTTACCCAGGCCCGTGTTGCGCGTATCCTTCGGGCAACTGACTACGACGACATTCAGAAGAAAATCATTTTATGGACTCCGACTTGAACCACATCTTTGGCGACCCGCTCGCTTCATTCCCCGCTATATCCTTTGACTCGCAGGAAGATAAATCCCACCATCAGGTAGGTGGCACCCACTATTTCAATCCTATTCAACCGTGGGATATTATCCGTGCTTGGGATCTGAACTACTGGGAAGGGAACATTGTCAAGTATGCCCTGCGCCACAAGGGCAAGGGCAAGGTCGAGGACTTGGAGAAAGCCAAGCACTACCTTGAATATCTCATTGAGAATTACGAGGAAATCTATGCACCTGAATGAATACATGCATGGGGCGCTGAGGTTCCGCCTGCCTTCAGCTAACGCCCTCTACGCCCTGATGAATCTGTCAGGGGAAGTTGGAGAGCTGATGTCGCTGGAAGCAAAAGCTATCCGTGATGGGGCCAAGAGCGACTATCTGCAACAGGCCAAGAAAGAACTTGGAGATATCCTGTGGTGCCTTACGGCAGTCGCAAGTGACTACAACTTTACTCTAGAGGATATTGCTGTCGGCAACATCGAGAAGCTGTCAAATCGAAAAACCAACAACACAATACAAGGCAATGGTGACGACCGTTAAGATTGATTATTCCAGAGATAGCCTTCTCACTCCGTTTGGTATCACCACACTGGCTGACCGCTATTTCGCTGATGGCGAGAAGTCCCCTCAGGATGCCTTCGCCCGTGCAGCCGAGGCTTTCTCGGACAGCCCCGAAATGGCCCAGCGAATCTATGACTACGCCTCGAAGCTGTGGTTCATGTTCTCCACCCCCATACTCTCGAACGGAGGAACAAAACGCGGGATGCCCATCTCTTGTTTCCTCAACTTCGTCCCGGATAGCCGCGGTGGGCTGACGGGGCACTACACAGAGAACGCCTGGCTGTCCTCCATGGGAGGAGGCATTGGTGGCTACTGGGGTAGGGTCCGTTCCAACGGTGTCAACACGTCCGGAGGCAGCCGCTCTTCTGGTGCCATTCCTTTCCTGAAGGTTGTAGATGCGGAGGTTCTTGCGTTTGCTCAGGGTGTGACCAGGCGGGCTTCCTATGCTGCCTATCTCGACATCTCCCACCCGGAGATCGAAGAGTTCCTGGAGATGCGCAAGCCCTCAGGTGGTGACTCCAACCGCCGATGCCTGAATCTCCACCATGGGGTGAACATCACGGATGCCTTCATGGTGGCAGTAGAGCGTGGGGCAGATTGGGACCTGATTGACCCCCATTCCAAGGTGGTCGTGAAAACCCTCCCGGCTCGTGACCTGTGGCAGCGCCTCCTTGATATGCGGATGCAAACTGGAGAGCCGTACATCCACTTCATCGATGCCTCCAACCGGGCACTCCCTGAGTCACAGAAGCAACTGGGCCTGGCTGTTCACCAGTCCAACCTCTGCTCCGAGATCACCCTTCCGACCAACGATGAGCGCACCGCTGTGTGCTGCCTGTCGTCCGTGAACCTGGCGACCTGGGATGAGTGGAAGGACGACCCTCAGTTCATTAAAGACTTAGTGAGGTTTCTAGATAATGTCTTGTCCTACTTCATTGAAAATGCTCCACCAGAACTTTCAAAAGCTGTGTATTCGGCAAGTCAGGAGCGCAGCATTGGTCTTGGCGCTATGGGTTTCCATGCCCTACTGCAGTCTTATGGCCTGGCGTTTGACTCCCCGATGGCCGTGGGCATCAACCACAGGATCTTCAAGCAGATCAAAGAGCAAGCAGCCAGAGCCACCCGCGAACTAGCAGGGGAACGAGGGGCTGCCCCTGACTCCAGCTTGAGCGATCCTGTACGCAACATGCACCTGATGGCGATTGCCCCCAACGCATCCTCATCGATCATCTGCG